CTTTGTTAGTTTATATTAGCATTATTTTTTTTTGCAAGACTTACTCCTGCTCTTAATTCTGCTAATTCTTCGTTCTGATCCATCTTATCTTCAGCTAATTCTCTTGCTTGCATCAGTTTTGCTCTGTCAAAATCAGCTTTTGTCTGGTCAGCTTCTCTTTTTCTGTCATTTTCCATCGCTCTTAGGTCAACTTCACGTGATTTTAGCTTCAATAATGGGTCTGAATCAAATTGTGAAGTGATTTCGTTTTCTTCTTTCATAAATTCTTCGGTCATTTCTGCAATCAACACAGCTTTTCTTGCTTCAACTTGATTATTTAACATCTGTAACTGTTGTTGTATTTGTGGATTTGCAGCAGCCATCTGTTGCATTTGTTGCATCTGCATCATTTGCTCTCTAAATTCCATTTGGACCTGTTCTTGAGCCATAATTGAAATGTGTTCAAGAATATTTTTTTGTATTGCAGCCATAACAGGTGGATTATTTCTTACCATGTTAGTTGACATAAAATTTAAGTGAGCTGTGATGTGTGCTCTGTGATCTTGACCAGGGAAAGCTTTAAAAGGTTTACCTCCCATTGCATCAATGTGCTCTAAACTTGGATCTTTTGGTGCTTCTGGTGGTGGAGGAGGCAGAACTGCGTCTACATCTTTAACACCAATTGCATCATACATGTTTCTATAGATTTGATACATGTTGTGAAGTTGTGGATTGCTTGTTGCAATTTGTAATTGCGTTTGTGCAAGTGTAATTCTTTGAGACATTGAAAATATATTAGGGTCTGCAACTGGCACTACATCTATTCTATCATCAAAGTCTGCTTGCTTAATATTTCTCTCACCACCTACAACATCAAAAGGATATTCTGGTGGTAGATATTGAGCAACTATTTTACCTAATAATTTAAATTCATTCTTCATTGCTGCGTAACATCTTTTATGAATAGCAGACATAACACGTGAACCACGTTCTAGTAATGCAACTGTAGTTCCTACTGCAGCACCTTGATTACCATCACCCACTTGCATATCAGCAATAGCCGCGAACCTTTGACCAGCTTGTACAACTACTCCTAGTAACTGTAACAATGTAGGACTTGGTTCTTTATATGGTAATGGAAAGAATGCATCTCTTAAAGATCCACCCGGTGCATCAACATCTTTAAATTCACCTGGTTGTATTGGGGATGCTTCATCTCTAACTCTAACACCACGCTGTTTAAATCCAGCAGGTAAGTTAGCTAAAGTTCCAGCATCTAATAATTGACGGAGAGCAGCCGTTGCCGTTCTGCTCAATCCGCCAATCATGTGAATGAGTCCAAAGCCATAAAACCCTAGTCCTGGCAGAAATTTGAAGTGGACAAAATATTGGATTTTATTTTTCTTTGTATCATCGGGCGCATAGTTTCGTCTAATAGACAAAACTTCTCTACTACCTTCTTCGACTGTAACGATGTAAGGTAATTTTATTCCTGTTGGTTCACCATCTGCTCCAACATCTTCAAAACCTTCTAAGTCTACATTAACGTGACACTCTAACAAAGTATACACAGGTTCGTTCTTACCTGTCTTTTTAGTTCCTTCTAGTTCACGTTCTTTCTTTTGTAATTCTCCATTAGTTTCTGTACCGGGAGGACTTAATTCTACATCTCTGTAGAATCCGCCCACCTGTTGTTTTCTTAATTCATTTTCAGAAATTTTCACAGTATGAATAACTGCTTCCGCATCATCTAATGAGGTAGCTGTGTACGGAACAATTAATTCATCTGCTGGTACAAACTTCGACACCACTCTTCCAAGTGGTAAATCGTAGTAAACTTTTTTAAATGTAGAACCTGCAAGTGGTAAATGAAATAACATAGAATCAAATTCTGATTCGTATTCACTCATCGTATCCATGATTAAATAATTCATATAATCTTTAACACGTTGTGCTTGCTGTTCTGTTTGTGGATTTTTCTTACCAATAACTTGAGTTCTTACTGGTCCATCACTTGGCAATAATTCTTTGTAAGCTTGTGCTTGAAACTGTGTTACTGCTTCTGCAAGAACTGGGTGCGTTGCACCTGAAGCTCCTTGAAACGGTTCAGTTCTGTTTTCATATTTGAAACCTAATAAATCTAATCCTGTTGTGTAAGCGCTCTCCCATTCTTTTCTAGATGATTTGTAGTCCATGTAATTTTGAACCATTTCATTTCCAATTGGATCTAAAATATCATCTGGTAAAATATCAGCTAAGTTATCAAAGTGTGATTCTGTTCCAGGTACATTAATTGCACCAGGTTCAAAGTCTAATGTAACTCCACCGTCTTCTTCTGGGATAACCTCTACAGGTCCTTTATCAATGTCTTCTTCCTGAACATTAACTTCTTCTGCCATCTCTTCTTCTGAAGGGATGTCAATCTTAGTTCTAGTGTTCGGGAGTCCTTTTTCTATATCTGCCATTTATTACTCCTATGTCTTCTTAACACGATTAAATAGACCTTGCAACCCTTGTGAGTTTGGTCCTGATTGTGGTGGTGGGCCTGATCTATCTCCTGCCATTTTAGCAATACCACCGCCTGCTGCCATAAAATCTTCTTCACTTGCAATGTTTCTTTGTTTTTCACGAATTGCTTTATCTGCATTTATTAAATCATTTATTCTTTGTTGTTCTGCAAATGCAGTGCTAGCAGATTCTGAAGGAGGTCCTCCGACAAATTGATTATAAAGAGGACTAAACTCATTATATAATTTGTTAAAAGTTTTTGCTCCTTTAGATGGATCACCTCTTCCTCCTTTAGTTATATTTTTGTAGGCTAAAGGTAGAGCATCATTTAACTCTAAAAATCTATTCACATCTTTTATTTTTTGTTGATCTAATTGTGACATACCATCTTTAGTTGCGTACTCTGCAAACTCTTCTTCTGAGCTTTGACCAACACCAGGAATTAATCCTAGTATACTATCTCCTAATAATCTTTTACCACTCTCACCTCTTGCATAACCAGGAGCAGCCATTGCAACTTCAAACACAGCTTCACCTGCTAAACCTATTGGACCTAAAACTTTTGCCAAAGCTCTGCCAGTTCCAAATCTTGCAACCTTAGATGCTTTGTTTGCAATTCTAGTTGCTTCAGGACCTTTGACTACACCTTGTTTAACAGCATTAGTTTGTTTAATCATGTTATCCATAGCTTCGCTAATATCACATGAACCAGGAGGACCGCCTACTTTGTTACCACAAAACAAAACTTTAATTTGTTTTTCTAGTTGAGGTGTTAAAAATTCTCTAGCCGTCTCCATTGTTGCTTTACCTTTTTGTAAAGATAATGGTCTAGCTCCAGTTTGAATAACAAAATTTTTATTTTTAGCTAGGTCTAAAATATTTTTTTGTGCTTCTTCAGAAAAACTACTTAAATTTCTAATATACTTACTAGGATTTTTTATATCATCTCCAGTTACTGTAGACCTTATTAATGGAACATCTATTTTAGTTTCTTTCATAAATTTTCTAGCTGATGCATTATAAGCTTTTATTTCTTTAGGAGTAGCAGTTCCGTCATAAACTTTATTAATTATTTCATTAAAAGGTTTATCAATTTCAGCAGCTTTTCTTTGGTTTAATTTTGTAGGTAATATTTGTGTTGCTTCTGTGTAACCAGGTAATTTATCATAACTTGCAGTTAAACCAACAGCCTCATCGATAACAGATCCTGCGATATCTGAATCTGCTATTACTTCACTAAGCATTCTTCTTAAACTCATTGAGCTACCTTTTTTAAAATTTAAAAGATTATCTCTAATATTAAATTTTAATTCTCTAACAGCACCGTCTTGAAAACCAAATGTGCTTGATCTATCTTCTATACTATCTAATATTTCAAAAGCTTTATCTGCTGAAGGGTATTTAAAATCTGGTATTTTTACACCTGCTCTAGTTCCTGTTTTTAAAACATCTAAATATTTTAAAACATCTGCTTGAGTATCTTTCATAGCTCTAACAGAATTAGAAGCACCTTTACCATACAAACGTTCTGCTAATTCTTCTATCCCTACATCTGGATCCAACATAAACTCTTTATTTAAAAGTTTGACTGCATCAAAAGTAGACTCTACTTTAGCTTTTGCTGAACCTGCTGTTCCTTTTGCTTGTCTAAAAGATTTACCATCTATGGTGCTAAGATTATTTACTCTATCTTCTCCTATTAAATTTTTAATATCTATTGTATCAAATATAATTTTGTTTATTCCTTTAACTTCATCTCCTTTTAGATATTTAACAACGTCTCTTGCTAATAAGTCTAATCCTGATT